GTATAATACACCAGATAAATCCAGACTAGCCAGAGACATATTATATAGGAATGATGTGTATTGCGGAATGAGATGTAAAGAGGAGTTATCTGCCTGCGATAGGATTTACCTATTTGATATAAAGATATGGGTCGATGCTTCAGACAGGCTCCCCCCGGAGTCTAGTGACAGCATGACAATAACCAAGGACATGTGTGATATTATTATAGAGAACAACGGCAGCCTGGATGAGTTCCTGAGCAAAATAGCTTATCTGGCAAATATTCTTGCATGTGCAAACAAAACGGAGGTTTTAATATGAAACTAGATGAATACCAAGCTAAAGCAGGTGAGTTTGCGATATACCATAACCATGACAGTGGAGAGGATGAGATAGCGATGTATCCTTTCCTTGCCCTATCAGAAGAGGTAGGTGAGGTTAATGGTAAGATAGCTAAGTCCCTACGAGGAGATAAGGAACTAGAAACCTATGATATAGCGAAAGAGTTAGGGGATGTACTCTGGAATCTATCAGAGTGTGCTAGACAGATAGGATGGAGGATGTCTGATATAGCTCAACTCAACATCAATAAACTTGATGCACGTCAGAGAGCAAACACCATAAAGGGTGACGGTGATGACCGTTAAGGAGTACCTGTATGCTAGCACTAATTGATGCTGATATTTTACCTTACGAACTAGGGGCTGTCTTTGACGAGACAGTCTCTCCCGGTCATGTATATCAAGCAGTTGATGATAAGATCAATACTATCATCAGAGGAGCAAAGGCACATGATGCAGTCTACTTCTTAACTAACAGTAAGGCAAACTTCAGGTTGGCACGTGCTACGGTAGCCCCTTACAAGGGACAACGACCTTCAGAGAAGAACTTCTGGTGGCATCATATAAGGGATTATATCATATCAATGTATGAGCCTGTGATTGCCGATGGTAATGAGGCTGATGATCTCATCATAGACTACCACAAGAAGGATATCGAAACCGTTATTTGCTCACGGGATAAGGATCTGGATACGTCACCGGGGTGGCATTACAGATGGAAGTGCGGAGAGAGACAGCCTGAGAGGAGGTATTATGTCCCCCCTCACGAGGCATGGCAGTTCTTCTATTACCAGTTACTGGCAGGGGATATTGTAGATAACATAAAAGGAGTGTACGGTGTTGGACCTAAGAAGGCAACTAAGATACTGGCCCCCTTAGAGGATAAACATGCTATGCGTGAAGCTGTCTGTAGAGTCTACATAGATGTGTATGGAGGGGGTAGTAATAAGCATATACACTACGAAGACTGTAACAAGAACAAGCACTGGAAGAGACCTACAGAGATAATGGAAGAGATGGCAGACTTGCTGTATCTAGGATCTGACAGGTCATATCTAGATGTATTTGAACAGTACCATAAGGATTAACCATGAGGAATGATTTTGAAAGGGCTGTAGCAAAGAAGTTAAAGAATTGCGAATATGAGCCTAAAGAATATATAAAAGAGTACACTTTAAAGGGAACTTATCTACCAGATTTTGTTCCAAAGAATGAAGATCACATTCTTATTGAGGCAAAAGGTAGATTCAGAACTAGGCATGAGGCAAATAAGTACATAGCGGTAAGGAAAGATAATCCAGGAGTTACCGTTGTGTTTATATTTTATGATCCGTACAAGCCCATGCCGGGTGCCAGGAAAAGGAAAGATGGTACCAGGTTCTCGATGGCAGAGTGGGCCGATAAGAATGAGTTTGATTGGTATACGATAAAGACGATACCTACTAGATGGTGCAAAAAAGGGAGAGTTAAGTGATGCGGGCTATTTTTGGTTTATTTTTTATGTCGCTAGGGATGTCATTGTTTGTTATGTGTGGTACGGCTACGCTATATGCCCATCCATTTTTTGCCATTCCTTCATTAGGTGGTGCATTAATAATGGTGCTCGGTAGTAAAATTATCATAGGGGGTAAGTAATAATGGTAATATTATTATTTATAGGTCTTGTATTAAGCCTGTGTACGGCGATATTATTTCCAGTACATGGTATCATAGGGTCAGTATTTTGTGCTCTGTGTCTAATTGCAGTGGGGAGAGGTAAGATTAAATGATTAAGGTGATGGATATATACAACGCTGTTCAGTACATAAACCCATACAAGATCCTCAGGATATTACCTTACTCTAGAGGTAGTACTATCCATTTAGACAATAATGAGTGCGTGTCTGTACCTGAAGATTCAGAGTGTCTAGCCAAACGGTGTGACAAGTGGTTTGCTACAGGAGGTAAGAAATGATTACTTTTTCTCACGACGAGATAGTAGAGGTGATTGAGAAATTAGGTGAGACTGCTAACCTTATAAATAGCGGAGGGGATATTGATCTAGGTTTAGCCCAGGACAATATCGCGGATATAGTAGCTTCCTTGGGAACAAACCTTCGTGGTTTTGAGGATATGTTAGATGCAATGGCAGACGAATATAATTGAGGAATGGGTGTTTGATAAAGAATCTTTTATCGCTTTCATGAATGAAAACATACCTAGTACCAGCCTTGTGTGTGTAGGTAAACCCAGTGAGAGCTTAGATCAGTTTGCAATCACTATAGAAGAGGAGATAAGTCATAATGAGACAACTGATAATACCTGATACTCAGGTTAAGCCCGGAGTCCCTATAAACCATATACGATCAGCAGGTAAGTACATGTGTCACATACTGCCAGATGTAGTAGTGGTACTAGGGGATTGGTGGGATATGGCCAGCCTCAGTAAGTACAACAGCCCTAAAGAGATAGAAGGCAAGAGAATAACAGCCGATATCAAAGCAGGTAAGAAGGCCATGGAGGAGTTCTTAAAGCCATTAAATGCATTAAACAAGAGACGTAAGGCAGCAAGAAAAAGGCTATATAGACCTAGACTTGTATTCTTAACGGGAAATCATGACCCTATGGTACGTATACCACGGCTGATAGAGGAGTTCCCTACACTGGAAGGAGCTATACAGGATGACTGTAAAGAGTGGTTAGAGGATAAAGGGTTCGAGGTATATGACTTCCTGGATATCCTCACTATCGAAGGTATACGATATAGTCATTACTTCCAGAATATGCATTCAGCTAAGAAAGGGCCGTTATCGGGTAACATAGTTACTATGATGAAGAATGCAGGGTTCTCCTTTATACAAGGGCATCAGCAAGGTAAGAAGTGTCACTCTTTCAAGCTAGGTGATGGTACAAGCAGACTGGGTATAGTAGCAGGATCTTTCTACCAACACAAGGAAGCTTATGAAGGACCCCAAGGAGGTAATAACTGGAATGGTGTTATTGTACTGAATGAAGTCAAGGATGGTGGAGCCGATATAATGGAGGTTAGTTTAGAATTCCTATTGAGGAGATACAAATGACCCGATCAGCACTACTAATAACCGCAGCCGTATTGACTGGGTGTTGCTACCCAAAGACAGGATTGGATGAGAAAGAGAAAGTAATAATCTATTGTGAAAAGACATTCTATGCTCCCGATCCTAGACCTACTGATACTACAGAACCAACAAACATTGTGAGGTATGACATATGATCAACTTAGTCAAAAAGATTATTTATTTCCCCCAGGTGCTTTTACAGCAGACACTACTCTTCGTTACAGGTATCATGATCTACCTTAAATGCGCTGAGGATTTCAGGATTTCACTATTACACCACCGCATGGTGTTAAGGATGATAAAAGGGGAGGTACTGGCTTGCTACTACGATGTCAGTAACCTCTCCAGAGAAGAGGTCAAGGACATGTATTCAGAGTTAAAAGAAAAGATAGAGTCAGATAAAAAACTGCTTGAAGAAGAGTATAAGTGAGGGGACAGAGGAGGGATCTAGACTCCCTACTGCCGTTGCTACACCCGCTACAATACTGCTCGTAATAACAATAAACTTCTTTAGGTTTGCTTCAAGACTATTTATCTTGGAGGTTAAAATGCTCACTTGAGTCTTGAGTGAGCATGTTTCTTCAGTCATCTTATCCCTGAAGTCACTAAGCCTATTAGTACTATCTCTCTCAGATAAGGAATCCACATCCAGCCTGTTAGATATATCCTCTACAGCCCTTACTAGATAACCTATCTGCCTCTCTAACTCACCTTTCGATGAGTTGCTTTGTCTGTGTTTATTTCTAAGTTCTTTCATTTCTTCTTAGGGCGACCGCCCTTCCCCCTATTATCTGCTCTGTTTGATGACTTACTTCTGACTCTGAGGTTCTTCCCGCCCTTACTTGTATTCTTGTTCTTATGGTCTACATCCTTCCCATCTCCCTTCTTTACCTTCCCTTTCTTCTCCATCTCTTTCCGGGATTTATTCCTCTCTGCCCTTCGTTTCTTCTGCTTAGGCTTTTTGTGGTAAGTTTCATACTCACGCTTATAATCTCTAGGCATTACTCTACTCCTATATTTGCTTTGTCTACGGTTGTTTTGAAATCGCTACTAATCGGTCTAGATGTACGGTAGGAGAATATTACCTGCCCATCCTCTCCTATGTAGTTAACCTCTACCTTATCTCCCTCTGTACTCATCGCTACCTCGGTAATGACATTATCAGGGAATACTTTATTCCACATAAGTGCCCTACGTTTTGCCAGCCCTGGGACAGTGACCTTTTGTCCAGAAGGGGTAGAAGATCCTGCCGTATCCAAGGTCTGACGCATAACTTCCTCTACGTCACCTCCCTCAGTTATAGCCTTTTTCAATCCTCTACCTACACCCATATTATATTTAAGATCAAGCACTGCTGACTTAACCTCAGTAGGTAGACCCTCCCAGCTATCTTCCCCTACAGAGGACTTAACCTCTTCCAGATGAGCTTCGACTATCCTGGTCGCATACCCCCTATCAGACTCTCCTTCCTCCTTCTCGATCCCCTTAGTGAATGTCACTCCGTAAGGTAATACCTTTGCTCCACTCTCTAGAGCAGAGTGAGCCTCTACACCTTCTCTACCGCCGAGGTCATCCATAAATCCCTCAATAAATGAATGGGGCTTATTGGCCCCTTGGGGCTTTGGGGGCTGGGGATCTCCTTCTTTTGTCGGTATTGAAAATAGACTGGTAACGTATTCATCAGCACTCTCATACTTACCTTCCCATAACTCTGGATTCTTCCTTGCAACTTTAAGTGCGTCTAGGACAGAGGTATATACCTTAGACCCGACAGATCCACCATCTTGATCTTTAACTACAGTCCTCATGGTCTGAGGTACACCCTCTCTGATAGATGACATACCAAACACTTCCTGTTCGATACTAATAGAATTAAGAAGAGAGTTATTCTCAAATAGATAACCCATCTTCCTCTTCTCAATACCCTTCTTCATGAACCTCTCTATGTCTTGAGGTGTGTAGTCCCCTCTCTCTACCGCCGCTCTCCACTTATCTGTAGCGAAGTACACAAAGGCTGCTGGGGTTTCACTAATGATCATGGATAGCTTATCCTGCGTATTCTTAAATATATTAGGGTCTTGTACAAAAGGTACTACAGAGTTTTTCTCAAACTCAGTAGGATTCTCATTCTCTGGGTTAAAGAAATTGACTGCTGCGGACCCTGCATTCTGAGATAGACCCCCTTGTGGGAACATGCCCTGGTAGGCTTGCTTGAACAACGGGTTGTTCTCATAGAAGGATTTTACTTGATTACTATTAAGGGCATCAAAGATCTGCGACATCATTTGCTCACCATACACTTGCTTCACCGCTATGATGTTCCCAAGGTTCTTCATATTCTCAACATTCATTCTTGAAGACATGACCTCTGCTCGATTTTTTAATGTAGTCTGTAACTCATTATCCCCTATAACAGCAGCTACATTTTCCTTGAGCGTCCTCATAGAATTATTAAAGTCCTCCACCTGTTTTGGGGTGGGGAGTTTCCCTGCTTTCTCGAAGTTAGCTAAGAACTGCTTCCTTGCGTTGTTAATATCCTGATCCATCTGGAACTTCAATACCCTGGACTGGTCTTGGTTCAGTGCTCCCTCCCCTGATTCAGTGAGTGAAGTTACTATACGGGACATGAGATTCTCCTGCATATTCACAGTCGTAGCCGAGGTTAGGTAGGCCACACTACCCTCATCCAGTTTATGGGTCTGTTCTATCTGATTTATTCGATGATCCCTATTATTCCTGGCTGTGATAGATCCAAGGGCTTGATCAAAACCCATATTATGGGCCATGGCAAAGGACCATACCTCTTCCTCGAAAGCAGATCGAGCTTTACTGTAAGGACTCTCTGCATCCTTGAAGAATCCACCACCATCTATGGCAGAATTAAAGAAACCACTGAAGGCATCCTTAATCTCACGTGCAAACATACCCCCAGAATCTGACAAGGACTTCTTAAGGAGAGCCTTGGCTCTGGTATTAGCTACCGTCCCGGATATGCTTCCTGCCTTTCTCGCGGCTGCTATCTTTCCTAGATTGTCTAAGTTCCCTAGCTCTTTTACAAGTTCCTCTTGGCCAGCATCTTCCTCTGTCCCTATCTCATCAATGGACTGTGCTCCACCTGTAAGCTCACCTACAGCGGCACCAGCAGCTAACTTATAGCCTGCCCCTCCAAGCCCCTCTATAGCACTAGCTGCGCTGGTATCGACAACTCCTCCCTGTACAGAAGGTTCTATCCTTGGTCGGTCTATCTCACGTGTAAATTTTGGCATTATAGTTCACCTGTCAATGCTTCTTGTCTTTTAATATTCCATACACCTTTAGAGGGTGTTGAGAAGTCGTTTTCATTCTTGATAGCAGATTCTAAGAGATTCATCGTGTCATCATCTGCCTTGAACCTGGATATTAGGCTCTTAGTCATCCTATCTATAGTGGCAGGATCTTCTACAAACTGACTCAGAACACCTATAGCACGTGCAGACGCTACTACCATCTCCTTGTCCCCACCATCTACTGACCTTATGGCCCTAGTATATAGCCTGGATATCCTGTCCAGCATCGCTTTCTCGTGGTCTTTCCTAGACTGTTCATTCATCATCAGTTCATAGAACTCTTGCTTATCCACTGCCTGGAAACCCATGGCCTGAAACATTACATCAAAGAACTCAGGGTCTTCTGCCCATAAAACCTTACCCGTACCGTCCTTTACCAGACCGGAATTAGCGAAGTCATATGCCAGTATAGCATTACGAGTTGAGCTAGGTATTTCAGCTACAGACCAGGCTAGCTGTTCTGCTACGAATCCTGCATCAACAAGAGATAAATCACCCCCTTTAGTTGCATATTTATTTGCGTTCATTATAATATCCAGTGGTCCGTCTATAGCTCTTTGCAAGACAGAACCTGCCGGTCCCATTATTGAAGTAAGGTCATGCTTCTCGAATATACTATCAATGATCATTTCTGTAAACCCACCGGCTACAGCTACCCTTCCTGATATCTCAGCATCTATACCTAACAGATTGTTTACAGTCCACCCTACAAATCCACGCTTCAGTCCATTAAGCTCTTCTGGTGTGAGATCACCCTCTATATCCAGGGCATCTACTAACCATGCAGATCCTTCCTTTGCGAAGGGGATACCCATAGCGCCGAACAACATACCTTGACCAGCAAACAACTTCATCCTTTCCTTTGTTGTAAAGTGACTTCCAGAACTAATAGCCTCGAAGAACTTTGTATTTACCTGCTGGAACTGTAAGGGTATTGAGAGAGCACCCTTCTGGAATGCTGCCTTGTTGCCCTGTCCCATATTTAATCTGAACTGCTCAGACCTAGCGAAGATAGCTTTAAGGGCATTGTCATCCAGTGCCTTCCCTTTGTTCAGATCCTTCCACCTCTCCATGGCTGTAGCAAAGCTGATCCTCATGTTTGCCAGTTCACCCGCCTTGAAGAAGAAAGTACCTTTATCAAATGCTCTACGTAAGAGGTTGCCATCATAAGGTAAACCATTCGCTAAGGAAGCGTAGTCACCGTTTGTAACCAGTACAGACTCTTTGTATCCTGATCTCTGCCACAACTTATACTCTTCCTCTAGATTCCCTAGGTTCAATGACTTGCCTGAAGAAGAGTTAGCTAACTTCTTGAGTACACTTGCCCTTGCAGTAGGATCAGTTATGTTGTCTAGGTAACTGAATGCTAACCACTTAGATGAACCCTTTGCAGCATAGGTAGGGTTGATACTAAAGGCCACTGTAGCACCTAGTGCCTGTACAGGGAACTGAGCCATAGAGTACACACCTAACAGTGCATGATGAGCAGCGGCCTTAGCTGCCCCTATAGGGTTCTTATCTGATAGGGTGTACATCCACTTAGCTGCACCTTTCAGGTTAGGTGAGTATGCCTCTAGAGATCTACCTAGTGATCTAAACTTACCTTGTAATGCCTGTTCATGTGCATGAGGGATACCGTTTAGCATAGATATCTGCTCATGAGATTTTTCAAGAAACTTCTTTTGCTGAGCATCATCAACCAAGTCATCAACCTTTGATAAGGAATCCTTGAACGAACCCTCCGGTCTCTTACCTACTATATCCTTGAATGACTGCATCCACTTCTCTTCTATACCCACCCTGAACTGAGAGACTGGTACTCGATTACCTAGGTGAAACATGTACTGTTGTAGTGCCTCTAAAGGATCTACAAGTCTAGCCTCCTCCCCTTCCAGACCAAATTTCAATGCCTCTTTCTTACGTGGGCTTGCAAATAAACCCCCAAACACATCCAGGACATCACTATCCATATCTGAACTAGAGATAGGCTCTCTGTTGTAGAGTACCCTAACGTCTTCCGGGTCAGTCAGTCCTTCATCAAGCATGATTTGATTACGGAACTTATCTGCATCGGTACGGTTATCAAAGTATCTAACTGCGTTCTGTACTTTATGGGATTTGTTCCCATCATGGATTGTACCACTAGTCTTACGAACAAACCAGTATGCATCATCATAGATACGGGGTACATAACCTGTTTTATAGTTAAGAACTGCTGGAGGTAAATCTTTAATACCTGTCTTATCTACAAAGGCCCACTTCGGTCTATTACCTCCTAGTCTCCAATACTCATTTGTATTTTCTAACTTAGTAAGCACAAAACCTTTGTTATACAGTGTCTCCATTCTCTTAGGGGATATACTTGTAACGGTAGAATCACTTAAAGGGTCGTACACCTTCTTGAAATCTACATCTTCTGTGTAACGTCTAACGGCACTGGCTATGTCATCGAAGGTAGTAGCAAACCCTCTCTGATCACCAATATATATCAGCTTAGCCCCTCGGGAGAGTAGACGATCCCTGACTTCTTTATTCTTAAGCTTCCACATGTTGTCTATTACACGCCTAGTACCCAGGTATGCCTTAGCCTCTTTAGATGACACACGAATACCACCTATCCCTTCATCTACTAGCTCAGTATAACTATATACCTTACCATTCTTATCTCCATGTAGTAGTAGCTTCTCTAGGTTGTGTTTCTCTTTCTTATTCAACCCTTTAGTGGCTATACGTACCTCATCAGTTAGCTTACTCTTGACCTTGGACTGAGCATTGGCTATCCTCTCAAAAGCCTGGACAAGTAAAGGTCTATCCCCGGAGAATAGCTTGTTGGGACTGTACACACCAGACATGATATCACCCATGAATGTTATACGGTCTGACTTAAACCCACCCTCTATATCGTCTCTTGTGAATACATGGTTGACACTCTTCTGTACAGGGACACCTGCCTGATCGGACCCCGTCTCTATGACCTCAAAATCAAACTTCAATCCTCCAGGTGTATCTGAGATCTGTAGGTGTTCCATGGTGGGATTCTCTGCCTTGATCTTCTCTATGACAGACTCCTTTATTTCTGTAACCTTCCTAGGGCTACCCTCTACTACAGTTCGTATACCATCTGCTGCGTAGTTCAGGGATTCCTCGTGGACAGCATCTATCTTTGACCATACATCTCTTATTTCTGATGCCACACCCTCTGGAGCTTGATTAAGTAGTCTAGCCATCTCATCGGTAGTTGTAGGTAATACAGAGGCAGCGGCATCTAGCCTGCTAGCCTGTAGTTCTCTAGCCGGTCTATTACCTTTAGCAGCCTCATCTAATATAGTCGCGGCTTTCCCAGCCTCACCTGCTTTAGCTAATGATCTGGCCATCCTGGTAGCTTTGGTAAGGGAGGTGATTACCTTTCCCACCACACCAGCAACCACTAGCTTATCCATGGTCTGGTTAAAAGCCTCTTCAGCTATACTTGTATCACCGGTAGCACCCATCAACAAGAACATCTGTTGTAGTTCATTGTCTGTTACAGATACGGCAGCATCTTTCATAACCTCGAACATAGCTACCTGTTCATTCAGATCTAGTTGTTGAAATGCCTGACCTAGACGTATAAGATTATCTGCACTATTAAGTACACCTTCTGCTGTAGTAGCCGTACCCATAACCTTATTGACAAAATCTACAGAGTTGACTGTCTCGTCGGGTATAAGCATTAAGTCCCCTATGTTAACCGCAGTCTCAGCCAGACCGGACTCATCCCATATCTCACTTATCTTTCTCTGTACATACCTGTTGACAACAATACCATCCTGTTGATCTTCCGTCAGATCATTCCAGTTCTCTAGTTGCTCTGCCCACATCCTCTCACCTCTAGTGGCCCTCTCAGCAAATATATCTGACTGGACAGACTCTATGTCACGAGGATCAGGAGAGACACCTGTTTCAATGGTTCGTTGTTCAATGGCATCTGCAAAAGACTCAGACAACAGTGTTTCACCTTCCCTGTCTAGATCAAGGTTTGTCTGTAGAGGACCATCCTCTATTGCCTTATAGTAGGATTCCTTTGGAGTGGGACTCACGGCACCTTTTCTTAGGGCTGCCTCGTATGTAGAGAACGTAGGTTCAGGCTGAATGTGTTCTGACTGTATCAGCTCATTCTCATACTGTTGTTCTTCAGAGAGATCTAACTCATTATCGAATGGCATCACTTACCTCGGAATATTGATTTTATCTTTGTACCTAACTCTTGATAACCTTTCTCCCCGGCAAACTGGTTAGCTACACCGGAGACTGCACTACCTATAGCAGCACTACTCTGAGCATCAGCAGCCCGTTGATTAAAGATAGAGAGTTGTTTACCGACTACCTGTTGTTGATCTACAAAGGCTAGGTTACTTGACTCCTGAGCGGTTACATTGGACACACCACCCTGTGCTCCACTAGAGGATAAGGTACCTGTCTGCCCTGCAAGATTCTCGATAGATGCTCTCTGGGAAAGACCTCTCCGTACCTGGGCACGTCTCTCACGGTTGGCCTGTACATCAGCTACCCGTCTCTTTAACTTATTTGCCCTCTTCATTTGCTTACTGGCCTTACGTTGTTGAGTGACTGAGTGAGTAGTACCCAGGATAGCGATAGTAGCCGCTATAGCAGAGAATGCAGCCATGTTATATCTCCTTCATGTATACGTTTTCAACGTGTCTGAAACCAGCACGTTCTACCAATGAGTCATGGGAGAACTCTGTTTTCAATGTAATAAATATCTGTGATGTACCCGTTGCCTTGAAGTACCTCTCAGCGGTCAGATATAGTTCATCAACAATCCCACACCCTCTATATTCAGGGAGGATGTAAGTTATCTCTGTGGTGGCTTTTAGGACCCTGGTATGAGTACAGGGAGCTACGGTATATACTACAAATCCTATTACCTCACCCTCTTCCTTGTAGACAAAGATCTTGAGCATGTCTGCTCTCTCTAGCTGAGCATAAGAGTCGAAGTTTATACATACGTTGTGTGTATCCCTTCTCTCATCTACCTCGTCCCAGTATGCATTTAGTAAAGGCATACATTCTCTCTTCATGGAAGAAACACTTCCTATACTTATCTTACCCATCTGCTGCTGACTCCTGTGAAAAGGTCATAGCCCATCCGTATATAAACAGATCTTTACCAGCCTCTGATTCAAACCGTACACGTATAGACCTTCCTTTACCCCTTACCTTGCTTTTAGTTGTTATAATGTCATAACCATAATCGAATGGATCGTTAACATCCTCCGGTAGATATAACCTATTTAACCGGTATGCCTGGAATGGTGTACTCCACCTACCGCTATTTGAACTGTCAGTGAAACCCCATTTAACTCTTGCCTGACAGCCACTGGCATTATCAAGAGCAATGTTTCCATTACCATCCAAGACGTAACCAGTCTCGGTTCTCTTGAAGTGAGTGGTTAGGGACTTGATCGACTTGTCACGTTGAGTATCCCCACCTACTATATACCCTGCCTCTATAAAGGCTGCTGCATCGGTACCTGTACTGTCCGATATGTACCAGTCCAGGAAGTCATCCCTTCTATATGCTGCCAAGGTAAAATCTATGAATGTAGTACCTGGGACTATGACTAAGTACTTGGTAAATGTCACCCCTCTACTTCTAACCTCGTCAGTTAAGACTACCGTGTCTGCTCCGTCCACTACTGTGTCTGCTCCATCGACTACGGGTGAAACTGTACTAGCCAATACAAAGTCCGGGGTTATTAGAGGAGCTGCAACAAAAGGTCCTGCCACTCCAGCAGGGAAAGAGTGCTTTGTCCACCCACCAGTGGTTAGATCGTATATAAGTTCTTTATTATATCGGAATACATTCTCATCTCCATCATAAGATGAGTCATCGTTGTATAACCATTTCACTTGCCTAGCAGATAGATCAAAGGTTCCAGTAGCATACAGCTTACCAGGGGAGGGGATGTCCTCTAGGTACAAGGTACTTATTGACCTCTCCGTTATGTTCGTAGGTGTAAACTGCCCTGTAACCTTATCAGGGGACAGTAGATATATACCTGAATCTGCCCAGAAGAATACTGTGTTCTCTACCTCAACGATACTCTGAGCGTTTATGGCCCCTACATTACTTATCCTATCTACTTGATAATTGGTTGCACTGAAGCTGCTGTCAGACCCCCTAATACCCCATACACCATTCTCTGCAAACACAAACAACTGGGAACCAACAGCAACAAGATGACTTATTGAGCTAGCATCGTTGATGAATATAATACCTCCATCTGTATCTACCAGCTCTCCCCCGTCCTCTGCTGTGGGGTCTTGTTCTTGATAACACTTGGACAGGTATGAATTATCTTTCACTGTCTGCGTGAATATAACAGCACTCTCTAGTCTGGGGGAGGTAGCTATACGCTCTACCGAGGTAAGACTAATACCTGAGTAGAATATTCTCCCTGCAAAAGAAGCCATTGAGTAGAAACCACCTTGATCAGCATCGGTGTCTCCGGTAGTAATACCAGAAGCACTTTGCCTAGATGAAGACCTAGAGAATGGGTCTATTACATAATGACCTTTAGGTGCAGAGGTATTTCCAGCAGCAACATAGCTGAATCTATCGGGATCGAAACTATTGAAGTCAGTCCCTGCTGATTGACTATCTCTGGCTACCCACCATATGTCTGCATTACTAGGATACTCACCTGTCTCTGTGAACATATGATCATATGGGTTATCTTCACCTACACCTTTACAATACACATCATCCTTATACCACCCTTGATTTGATGTATTGTACTTATGCTCAGGATCATCAACAGTAGGTCGTGTGTCAACATTAGCTGCAACGTCTGTGTCATCTACACCCCAGATATCTCTAACTAAGGGAATAAAGGACTCACTAATCATCGTATCAGTACCTTCATCATACGATAGTCTGATGATCGATTGGTTACCTGTGGCTATTAATAGATCACCGCCTATAGATGCAAAACTAGCCCTCTTCTCTCCTGAAGTAGTACTAACATTTACAGGACTACCTCCGTTCTTAAGGTTAGCTGAAGGATTGCTAGTCCCTAGGTCCATGAAATAGAAGTCATCCGATACCTGTACAACCCCAAAAGATAATGAAGGATCATTGTTTACATTATCCCATCTGTATATACCTATAGGAGCCAGTCCACTCTGAACCTGTGCGTTTGCAAGGGAGGTAGTAGTTAAAGCGTAGTTTGATTCGTAATCTAGTCCTAGCCTTCGTTGTCTCGACCCATCACGTTTCAGAACGAAGTTCTCTTCATCAAAGGAAGAGTTCTCAGGGAAATCTAACGGGCTGGCCTCTGTTATCAGACCATTTATAAAACTTGTAAACTCTGCTGTAGCTCTAGATCTAGCCATTATCTCTCTTCTTTAAGTAGATGTCAAGATATTTTTGGGCATCCGTAGATGATGTAAACAGACCTTTTAATTTGTCTGGTACTTCACCACCTCCTTCATACCCAATCTTATACATAGAGTAAGGGGCTGACACCACCCTCAATGATCTCTTATGTTTTGTCGAAGTAAGGGCTTCTCGGGGTTGAGGTGTACTTGGAGTGTTTACGTCCGTAGTCGGGGTATCTGACCCCTCCTTTTGCAACGAAACTTTTTCTACTGAGCCTTCGCTGGCCTTTTTGCGAGATTTGTTCTGCTTTTGCATTTTCCACCTGCTTTAAGTTTAAGAAGCAAGAGGACTTAACCTCTGCTAGGTATGTAGGGAAAGCATCCCTTGGTAGATCAGGGGTGAATGTATCTGAGGATGTCCATGTGGGTTCTCTTCTACCTCTACACTGAGTCTTAGAACTCTGTAGTGTACTCTCCGCATCTGAATCATAGGCATCTGTTACGATATATTCATCATCGAAAGATGTCCAATACTTAGGTGCTCTATCGTTGTAGACACTAAACTTGACCCCGGAACCATCCGTAACCAAAGTGATGTTTGTATCTGAGTCCTTCAATCTATTGTGCTTGACCAAGAATGTATCCGGGTACATATAGATTAACTCTTTATATATATCATACGTCCCATCAGACTTCCGGGTATTGTATGCTACAGACTCTAGTTCATGTACGTCCGAGGGGATCTGTAAGTAGTTAGGTCTAGTAGTATCAGACACACTACCTAATAGAAACAACTGGTTCAGGTGAGGCCAGTCTCTGTCTGCAAGCATCCAGTAGTACGTATCTTTTGCTATCTGTGCAACCTGTAGTGACTCAAGGGTATCAGATATACTGTTCACTTCATCTGAATCCATATCACTTAGGACGGATTGCACCACCTCTAAGAGGGTCATTGTAGCCATATTAGATTACCTCAGAAATAGTCATATTCAGGATATAGCTATCCCAGTTATTTGTACCTGTTATATTCTCCAGGTATAACTCTACGTAGTCACCATTAGTTAAAGTCACGATTGCTGAACAAGGGGCAGGTGAACCTACAGCAGTGGATGTGTACTCTTTCTGGGTCTTGGATGCAGTTATTGTAGTACCATTCTTCGCTAGGTAGTGGTTAATAGTCTGGGTACCTGATGCCGTTGTACCTGACAAAGCACAGGATATTAGAAACTCTGCCGTTGTGATACCATCGTAGGTAAATCTTCCCCCGGTAGTTATTGTGAACTGATCATCATGAGCAGTAACCCAATTTGTACCTCCATTAACTATCTTCGGATTACCTGAGTCTCCATCTCCACCACTTATCGTGGTAGTAGTCGTGGTATGCATATAACCCTGAGCATTACGGGTAGTGTTAGATAGATTAAGGTTGTGTAGGGACTCCCATTGTAAATCACCCACATCACTGTTAGTGACTATGTTCGTAGCACCTGAATCGAAGTTACATCCCAGTATCCTCCCTTCCTTACCTGCATTTAGATTACCTGATGAAGCTGCTATAATTATATGGTTTGTAGCAGAGGCATTACCAAACCCACATCTGTTAAAGGTACAGGTGTTGAATGTAGAAGATCCAAGATCCACTCCCGTGGTATACCCGGCAATAAATTCAACCAAATCCAATATGAATATAGAACATGTACCTGCCATGGTGAGACCGGTAGTGGCCGATGCCACTGCACCTCTATCCCAGAATAGGGAGTACCATCCAGTGAAGGTACCCACACTGGAAGCAGAGGCAATTGTAAAGTTATATAGGTAAGCTGACTCTGTAGTACCACCGGTACAGGCAAATACAGTACCACTTGTAGCTACGAGGATGAAATCATCGAGAGTGAAACTAGCTGTTGCTGTGAATATATTGCCTGAGCTAGTAGAGGTTAGTGTAGATACTATACCTCCCAGTCCCCGAATGATTGTGTTCGAGGATAAAACAAATCTGTTTGTACCGACACTTATGTCGCCATCTAATATATATACTGTATCAGAGACTAGAGTAATAACACCTGCTGAAGGTGTAGGGAAGTCACTAAGGGATTGAACCCTGACTTCTGTTTGTCTAGCACCGCTAGGAGTAGACCATGATCCACTACCTAAACCATCAGCGATGTAGGCAGTCCCAGCCGAGGCTGTTGAAGCACCTTTTGGTTCGTGTAGACTCGGATCTGTTAAGTTACTGTGTTCTACGTTTGCCATAGTATCCTCATAGGATGGGTTAGGGAAGGGGGCCGAAACCCCCTAGGTCTTACTGCTGGATACGGAAGTAACGAATTGTTACAGTACAGTAACCTGCGGCTGTTACAGTGGGAGTAGTTCCACCAAGTGCAATAGATACCTGAGTATCTGCTGCTAACTCGGCAGCCCACGTACCATTAATACCAACACCTGTTTCTTGGTTCTGTTGATCACCGTAGTAAACACCAGCAGCTTCACCCTGAGCTTCAGCTAGACTGATACCATTAGTGGCTTCAGAACCATCAGTACCGATATTGATGGTAGGAGTAGTACCTCCTAATACAAATACCTCTGATACTGCAAAGGCTACATCATGTACACGAGCACCAGCAGGTAATACTGAAAGATTAGAGGAGAATACATCATCGTTGATGTTATCCCCAGTAAACTTCAAGGTTAGCTCCTGAAGAGAACCTTCAGTCTTGATGCTACCTTCAATACCTTCTCGTGCTGAACGAGGACCATAGTGGTTTCGAGTACCAAGACCCGTATTGCTTTCAAAAGTCATATAATTTCCCCTTATTCAGTTGCAGTTGCAGAAGTACAAATGACACCTAAAGTATCAACACGTTGAGCACCAAGACCCCATCGAGCACGAGTTACAAACTCATCACGTGCGAGATCTTTATTTCTCTCACCCTCTACACTAGGCATTTGTCTCCAAGCACCCATGATCGGACGACAATTATCATCAGATGCACACATGAAGATATTTGATACATACCCAGAGCTAACATCAGTCGAGTTTGCACCTGTCAGTTCCACTAATGCAGTATCTGCCGGTGAAGGTAAGCGGTTAGAGGTCCAGAAATCAAAACCGAATAAGTTGAATAAGAACTTATGCTGACTAGCAAAGCCCGTCTCCAAGATAGCTCGGAATTTTGGATCATAATCTAAAGATCGAGTGCTAGTGAACTGAACAAGTTTGTTCAATGTAGCTTCGACCACCGGATCAACAATAGCTATACGTCCCATCTGAGGTACATTAGCTTTGTCAAACGCTAGCTTCATCATTACGATGTCGTCTTGAGTAAGTACATCATTAGTACCAGAAGCAACACCACGGTGAGCAAAACTATTTACAAGGTTCTGATCATCAGCGGTTTGAGCCGCATTTGCTACTTGAAGAAATCGAGTTTCAAAATGCTCTTGGATTGCTCGGGTTGCTTCCATACCACGCATAGCCATTAATGATTCAATCTGGCTACCGTCTTGTCGTAGTATGTCACTTACTGACCATGCATCACCAACGTAATCGGTCATCTCTAAGGTCACGGTGCTTGTATCAATCGGGTTGTAGACTAGAGGAGTCTCTTCAGCAGTTTCCTGAATAGTCGCCGTACCGATAGTTTTGATGTTTAGTGTAGTACCATTACCAAAGTCAGATACGTTACGGTAGAACTGCTCTGGGAGCAAACCATCGTGTAACTGAGATAGGATAAAGGCGCTATACTGTTCAGCTTCTATAAAAGAAGTTGTGTTAATGGTATTTTGTGAACCAGCCATCTGTTAATCTCCTATGATTTTAGCTGTTGCTGATCTCCAGGCATCCAGTACATCGGATGTAGAAGAACCATGCATTATACCCTTAATGGGCTTTGTTTGTTGAGGTGATGAATTAAAAGCCTCAGTGTTTACGGATGATACTGTAACCCCAGATGAAGCAGGTTTACTTCCAGATCCAAACAAAGCAAATACAGCTTGAGGAGATTTAGAGGCTAACTCATTCATATAATCGACACCTACACCTAGATCCTTGGCTTTGTCTACGAATGCTTGCTCTGCTTTATCTGCCCCACCAAACTGTTCAGTCAGCTTACTGACAACTGAATCAATATTGGATTGACTTGCTTGATGCTGTTCTTTCTGATTTAAACGCTGTTCAATTAGATTATCAATCTCACTTAGGCCAAGAGGCTGGCTGGTTGGTGTTCCCTGCTCCTTTTGGCTATTAAACTCTTTTAAGGCTTCTTCTACGGAAGTTTGGGCTTCCAGCTTGACTCTTGTTTCAGCTAACTCCTGTTCCAGTCTCTCTATGTGGGTCTGAGCATGAGGAATAGATTCTAATGCCTTACTGACATCTGAATACTTCTTCCCTTCTCCGACTAATACAGATACTGCATCAGGTAACTTAAAAGCGCCAGACTCGTCGCTTGATTGCTTCTGCCCCTGGTCTTGGGGGTTGGCATTTCCTTCAAAGATGTTACTGGTTTGGTCAACCATTATTCTACCTCGATTAGTTTCTTCATTTCTTTAATTGCACGTTGATATCCATTACAATCGGCCTGGAAATAAGGCCAAGCTGCTTTGTCGTAGACATCCCTATTTTCTCTCCTAGATTCAACCTCAGAGAGTTTATTTTCAAGTAACTGGGTAAGTCGCTTGAAAGCTGGTAAAGCGGCTAACATACTGGATCTGAGATCTTCTTTCTCTTGACCTGCTAATCCTGCTATCCACTTAGAATTCTTCATCTGGTACATCTCCCTCAGTAGGGGTTGCTTGTTCAGTCATAACATCTTCTTGTACTTGGTTAACAAGACGTTGTGTTTCTGCCTGTTCAAAGATATTGACATTATCACTAAACAGTTCAAACCTACGTAGACCCAGTACATCCTCTATTAACTTAGACAGTTGTTTAGAGGAGGTATGAGGCATTACCATCTGACCTAGAGGGGAGTTAAGTACACCAGACAGGTTCTGTAGTAACTGAGACTGTGCTGCAAAGTGTCTTGCACCTACCGGTCTTATCTTCCCTGTGGATGTAATGTCCTCTTTCGATACAGACATCACTGTCTCTACACCTAGGTCATCATCCATTACACGGATTATATCTGCTATGTTCATGTTACGACGACCGGTCTCTAGCATGTTGTTCAGAATAGGCTCTAAGATATTGATCTCAAAGTTATTAAGCTTTTCTTGGAATATTCTTCCTGCTGCATTCTGGAGAGATTGTACCTCAAAGGCAGTCTTCTCACCGGGAGTTCTTACACCCATTGCCTCTCTAGGGGCACCAGCATACAGTTCCATCTTATCTTCTAGTATCTGGATCTGGAGGTCTGCATTAAGGGCTGTAGTGTCAGGTACAAGCATCTGTACATCACCTTCCCCTATATGTATCTCTTCACCAGGACCCCATGAGAACTCATCTACATCACCTATGATCTTCAGAGGGGGGTAAGCTATAAGGTCAAACACATCAGCCTTAAGGTTCTCTAGGTGGTCTATCCTGTACTGCATCCCTACTAAGTTGTTCAAGGGACCCATAGCCCATAGATTATCGGGTCTTAACCTCCAACCTACATGCTCAATTAAAGAACCTTTAGACCAATGAGGAGAGGGAACATCACGTAGTACAGAGGACCTGTCAATTATTGTTATTACCCTATCTCTCTCTAAGGTATCAGTCATGGGATCATAATAATCACCACGAAACTCCAATATCTCTACGTAGTTAGACTGATAATATTCGTAAAGGTTCCCGAAACCGTCAACATTATAACCTGTTGCCTTATCAAAGTCCTCTACGGTGTACTGACCAGCTATTTCCTTCATCTTCATTCGTTTATCAAGAGCTTCAGCCACATATCGGTCATCAGGATTGTCCTGAGCCATGGTCTGTAACTCACCAATAGTCTTTATTGATCTGACTATCTTAGGTGACATATTGATATCAGCAGCAGTAGGGTCTATAACTATGTCTAGAGGGGAGATCCTCACCACCCTAGGGCCTACATATATCGGGATAGTCTCCCCTGTCTCAGGGTCCTCTTTGACTTCATTTACAAAGTCTACGGTGGCAAATGCATTACCATAATCGATATAATCATACAATAGTCGAGACACTGTGGTACGTAAGTTGCTCTGTCTAGCCTTATTAGCTATATATGCCTCTATAGCCTGAGCCTTAGCCTGTTCTTCCCCTTCTAGGCTATAGCTCTCCCACTTAACCCATTCATCGTTAGGGAACAGGGAAGAGATGTAGTTTGCATGTAGATTATCTCTAATCTGAGCTAACTTAGGGGTAGTGGTACTATTCTTCCACGGTAGATCACTATTTGATGTGGTAGAGGTATCGGTAGCAAATAGGTAGTTCCTTAACTCCTTTTGCTCTTCAATCCATCCAGATCGTTGGGTATTCCAGGTATGCCAGAGATCCCCTATGTATTGGGCCATGTTATCTCTGTGACCTTCTATAGCTCCACGTAGTTCTGCTACTTTATTCATTAGACGGAAACGCCTCCAAAACGCTTGTTAAAAGAAATAATATTCTTCTTCTCTCTTCCTTTTCGACTCTTAGGGGGTACTGCTATCTCTACGGCACTGGCTAAACAATCTTTTATATCATCGTGTGCAGGTCTAGCTAATACCAACTCTTCCTCTAGTACCGGGGTGTAACCTCCTTTGAAGTGGAGTATGGTCTGATTATCATATCGTGGCTCAAGTGCTGCTACAATCCTCTCTTCCTTACATCCATCCCGTCTATTAGGTCTGTGTTCGTCTATACTGATCCTTAGACCCTCTGCCCGTATCCTATCCTTAAGGTCATTACATATCACCTTCTGAGCGACTGTAACCTCAGCCCTGAGCTTCTTGAAGTCCCACATAGAGTGTAAGCACAAGAGACGATCAAAGTACTCAGATATCTTATCTGACTTAAATCTCTCTATGTCCATCACATATATGAAACCATCCGGGTCTACACCTATGACCACTATAGCTGTGTAATCGGCTTTCTTACTGAGACTGAAAGCAAAATCTATAGCTGCATATACATTGAGTGGTCTATCTTTAAAGAACCATCGGCCATATTCTTGACGTAAATGCCTCTTATCGTAGTATTGGAACCTGTCATAGCTCAGTCTTCGTGACTCTGGATCATTAGGATCATTGTAGTACTGAGCAAAGAACTGTGCCTGATCTAGGTACTTAGCCTTCTTACGGGCAAGTTCCTTGTTGTCAAACCCAAATGCCTTACCATCAGCCCTTACTTCTTTAGGCCACAGGAATCTACCTTCAGTCTCAACCACCTCAGTCTTGAATTCATATACCTCACGTTCTCCTATTATATCCCCTTCTGGATCAAATATAGGTTCTCTCATCTCCATTAAGGAGTTGTATATGTCAGCAGGGTGGTATCTGGTTCCTACTACCGTTTCTGTAGCACCTGTAGTCTCGATAGAGGCTAACTGGGAGTATTGTTGTGAGACTCTGAGTCTACCTTCTTCCGTGTAAGCGTTGTTAGGTACAACCATATCGTCAAGAAAAACATCAGTAGCATGGAACCCGGTAATATTAGTAGTAAGACCGGCAGCAAATACCGTACTATCCCTGACAGCTTCTTTCTTACGTATTGGATGATCAATACATATCTCGGTTGTTGTCCACTTCTCACGTTTCCCTTCCTCGGGGTGTATCATGTCTGGCCAGTATCTAGTATATACCTCAGAGGTGAGTATATCCTTTATAGCCTTGAGCTGTTTCTCTGCTAATGAACTAGTTGCAGATATATATAGTAGTGTCTTACTAGGATCACGAGTTATTAACCAAGCTGCCTTAACCGCAGCACAGTGACTCTTCTGGTGATCACGAGGTAATAGTAAGCACGTGTTATCTATCTCTCTTTCTTCACAGTCCATCCACCAGCTAAATACCTCCCTATGTATATCGCCGTATACCCTCTGGGGGTTAACTAGGTGGGCAAAAACAGCAAGGTTAGCTTCAGCTAATTCCCTTACCTCTTGCCTGTTGGTATCTTTAGGATCTAATCTCATATTATTGTATGTACTGTGATATTCTGGTTAAGTCTTCATCGTGGGCTGCCTTAGCTCTAGTGGCTAGTTTTAGCTCCCGCTCTTGTTTCTCTTTACTAGGTCTACCTACTTTCCTATCTATCCATCCCTTCTCAGCTAACCACTTAGCTGCTTGGTAGTTATCTTTGATTGTTGCCTCATCAATAACCCCCTTTATACCTTGAGACATCATATATATCTCTAACTCTTCTCTCCACTCATCTACATGCTTACGTATACTTGAGTTACCTAGACATCTCTTCCAATGTTGCCACGAGAAGAAGTACTGCTTGGCAAATGTATATTCTGTAGGGTCTTGACACTCTAGGTACAGTTGCTTAAGAGAGGGGAGTAATCTACCGTTCTCTAGTTTATGATCAAACTCTTTAAGGGTATACAGTGCTCTCTCATGGTCATGCTGTAACTCATAAAACAGTGCCTGGGTTAGGAATACACCGGTCTTAGGACACTTAAAACGTGAATCATTATTCATACGCTTACCTCTTAGTATGAGTTGGGTAAGGGGATCATATAGAGTATGTTATCTGAAAAAACATATCATCAGTAGCCCCACTGATATCTGAAACTTTGAGCGATGACCTATTACCTGCGTTATTAACATCATAAAAGAATATAGTTGTATCTGTCGTACTCGGATTTGTTACAGCAACTAGATGAGTCCCGCTGACCGTCACGCCGTTTGTCTGAACTGTACCCGTGGAGTAGTCAGTAGACGCAAATGAAAATGGTAGTCCCTGTATACAGATTGCGTTACCTGCCGTCATACCTGTTGTATCTATATTCTCTATCCTGCCAATAACCGTTACTAAATTACCTCTTTTAAACCATTTCTGGCTAGTCGCGTTAGCGTCAAAAGTACCTGTGTTTCCACCTGTATAGGCATCTGCTACAACAGGCGTCCAAGTACCTTCGCAATTGTAAACAACATCCGTCCCACCTGCGCCACCGTAGAGCGTACCCGTCGTGTTCCAAAAGTTGGTATCGGCGTCATCTAGCCCACAATCAGCATCGAGATCATATATATTGTCTGTACCATAATCCCTACAACCTGCAACTAATATTTTAGCGTTAGCACCTTTCACGACATAGCCGCCGGGAGCGGAAAAGAAACAACCTGTGACATTTAACTGAGTTGGTCTTGTTGTATCGCCCGTAACACCCGTTACATAGATAGCGCCCTCAGTTGTAGTCACCATACCGTGATCCTCAAACCATGTCCCTATCACATTTACCACGCTTTCACCCCTAATTCTTAGCGCCCAAGATAGAGTATCCTCAAGTCCTATACCACTCAGATTTAACCCAAAACAACCATTGACATCCATTCCTTCAGTGCAACGATACGCTCTACACGCATCGACATGTACTCCATTACTATTTGTTCCAAGTACATACCCCTTACCTATGCATTCCTCAACAAAGCAATCTCGAATCGTGTTAAACCAAGTGTTACCAGTAAGCTCTATGCCCGCCGTCAATGTTCTTACAACGCGAACTCTTTCAATCAAGAACCCGTTTATCGTTTCGTTTACTCGTATACCGTGAGTAGTGTAGTGCGTATAGTCGTACCAGTTTCCTGCACCAGTCCTCGTACCAACAATTTTAAGATCTGATATTTTACCCCTATTGTATCTAGTCAATCCTGCGCTATTTATGTCTATAGCTACACCCGTCAATGCTGTTGAGCATTGTAATGCGGTAGTCTCCATGCACTCACCTATAATAGTTACATCATTACCAGATGCTGTTATGGATGACGTTATTAGGTAATCCCCGCTAGGTATAAAAGTAGCAACATCGTTATCAACTCCATACGTGACTGCTGCTTGGATAGCCGCTGTATCATCCGCAACATAATCACCTACTGCACCCCATTGCTTAACATTCATAACCCCAGGAAATAGTCCTTTTGCCTGGTGAGTAGAGAGGTCTATATATTCCCCTCCATCTTCGGTCCCTGTCCCGGCTGCCACTATCTGGTAGGTATTACCCCCTCCATCTCCGACAGAGGTATACCCCGGTGTCCTGACTGTATCTCCTACCCGTAGAGTGGTATCCGCAATCATTTCCGACACGGTATTATGGTGCGAATCAATCTGATCAAAGTTAAATTTTGTTCGTGCCATTTTGCTTGCCTCTCTTATGTGCTTATATCAGAGTAGCGGATTTCTCCAATCTCAATGCTCATCATTACATCACCCACCGCTCCAAAATCCTTTACACTAACCATATCAGGAGCATAATTAGCATTTTGTACATTTCTACTTATCTCTGTCATAACTATTGCCCTTTATTAAACTTAATTGTGTTTGTGCCACTCTAACTACCCTAGTGTTATTGTACTATTGGAATCATCTGTATAAAACAGTACGTTAACACCGTTATATTGTATAACAGACCGCTTCTCTGAATTCGCTACACCATTGGATAGAGAGTTACCAACTGCTGCACCTCCAGCATTGAACCCACGATCCATGTAGTATCTACCTGCATTTCCCGTGAAATTATTTTCAAATTGCCCTTTTTTAAGGTCGCTTGTTGCGGTGTTTTGCACGTAATCGAGTCTGTTACCTGATATGTTGTAGGGCATATCTATAGAACTTGCTGTTCCTCCACCTGATGATGTCGCTATCAGGTACTGACACCCATATACATGATTGTTCGTGAAACTAACTTGCTTAAATGCATCTGTATCAGTTACGTTGCATGATAATACAGCCCACGTATCCATAGACGTACCAGATGTAAACGAAGAGCTACCATCGAACGGTTTTGCAAGGAAGGTATTACCTGTTATGTTTATAGCTGACGCTAACTCTCCATCGAATCTTATGTGTGTGTTGCAATTTCTAAACGTGTTACCATTGATGGTTATACCAGACATCTGACCGCCATCATCTATGCTGTATGAGCCGTCTGTAACGTCTGACCAGATGTACATCCCTAAATGCCTGTATGCACTTCCTGATGCAGCCTCCAAAAACGATACCGTGTTGCCAGTAACGCTTATGTTTTTCATGATCCTACCCGCTGATAAGTAATCAGATCTGCCCGCTAAGATTGATGTGAGACTGTCGGACGATATATTGATTCCGCCTGAAGCAGTTGGATTATTGTTTACATTAATAACGTTTGCTGAGACACTTACGTCTGATGCGGGTGCTGATATGTTTATACCTGCACCATGACCATTCACTTGGTTGCCGATAATTGTCTGGTTAAATCCTACTGTTTTGATCGCTGGCTTATTACAGACCGTATATTCATCGGTAGTAAATATATTGCTTGAGCATACATCATCTCTACCAGCAAAATAAACGGGATGTTCTGAGCAGTTAAAACAGTAGTTACCTTTGAATATTATACCCCTACCTGATCTTTTTACAGCACCACCAGTCCATCCACCAACCGTAGGCGTGTATGTACTGTCTTCTTCTGTGCCAATGTCGTATGTCGTAGCTGTCACCATCGCGTCATCTGTCCATTCAAACTCACAGTGTGTTACTAGACCACCATCAAGACCCGGAGTTACAATAGCATGTATTAACGCTCTACCTGTCGTCGCATGAGACTGAGCTACAAAATTGCAGCCGATAATCTTTGATCTGTAGTTTTTTGTAGTGTTGTAGTATGCTGCGTTTTCATAGTCATAACTCACGGGCGCTTGATACCAAATAGCCTGAGAATCGATATCATCAAATTCGCAACGAATGACTCTAGTGTTTTTTGTATTTTTAAACTCTATAGCGTGACGACCATCGCTCAATGCTGACCCATCAGTACTATGCCTACTATCTTCACCTACAAAACGAAAGCCTTTTATCTTGATGTTTTCAACTTGATCATTTATATCATTAGAGTCAGGTTTACCGACTAACAATATCGGAAATGATAGTGCATATGTTGATATATCACTAGATAGCCGCCTCAACTGTACCCCACTTTCAGCAACCAGGGTTATATTAGACGAGTCTATATTTAGTCCATATTTATCATTAGTTCCTTTGGTAACTGATACGCGATAATCACCACCACCACTTGTCATAGGGAATCTGACTACACCACCACCCGCAGCTTTAACAGCATCGATAGCTTTTTTAATATCCGTGCTGTCGTCCGTTACACCATCTCCTACAGCTCCAAAGTCTGTAACACTAACACTCTCTCTTAACTTAGCTTGTACAGTGGTAGCTACTGCACCCGTTCCCGATGGAGTGTATGTAACGTTTGAAGAATCCATTATAGATGTGGTAGTGGTTGAGTTTGTTATGAAATCGAATCCAGCACCATCCAAGGGATCGAAGGTAAGTGTAACCTCTGTAGAGCTAGTCTCTGTATAGTCAGGTCCTTTCCTTAATCGCTGACCCTGCATCATTACGTCTAGGTTGTTTGCACCGGGTGTGTATGTGATACCGGTCAGGGTGAACTTATTACCACCGTCTGCCTCCGAACCCAGTTTAGTCTCTATCTGACGTTGTACTACTCCACTACCACCGATAATTGCACCGGCATTTAACTGTCTAACTGTTACATAGTCAGAGTTACTAATCCCATCAGCAGCGTTAGTTACCCGGTTACTATTCAGATCAATGTTTGCTTGCATCTGATTAGGTTCCCCAGCAGGGGGGTTACGATACAGGACACTGTTATTGAACTCATCCTCTATCGCTTGAAAGTTTGTATTCAAGTTAGTGGTGGACTGGTATCCTGATGCTAATGTTTCAAGGTCAATCTTCGCCATTATGTATTATCCTCTGTGCATTTCTTACTGGCTGTGGATAAGCCTTTATCATACCCTAATCCTTTCAGGGAATTATAGACCCGTTGTGATCCTACGGAGCCTCTACCAAACCGTGATCTTCTCGCGGTGGAGTGGCCTCCTTTTGTAGACTGTTCTGTGAAAGGAGATTCTACTAGCTCACCAGCCTTGTACAGATGTAACTCATCATCCCTAGGATTGTATATTACATGAGCGTAAGCCTTATGGCTAGGCAGTGTACGAGCCACATGACTAGGTGTAAGGACTATCTTTGACCCTGAGTTTGAGGAAGATATTACACGGTCTCTACATACATATGTGACACCATCTTCTACAGTGAAGGTACATGCTGATATCTCCCAATCATATACATCATTCCTAGGGTTAGGTCTGAAGAATATAACAGCGGAGGTAGCTCCTGTGAAGAAACGGCTACTAAATAGCTGGTGCCCTTTCCTAGAGATCCCTCCTAGCTTCACATCCCCTTCACCTAACGGGACTACTCTCTCACTCATCACTCCACTTGCCATTAAGTATTGTCCTCTAAGAAGTCTGATCTTGCTGTAGACAGACCCTTATCATACCCTAGGAGCTGCATATCGTCGTAGGAGTCTGTAGCACCTACGGACCCTTGACCTACAAAGCCTCTTCTGGCTGTAGACCTTCCTCCAGTGTACCCTGTGTTTAAAAGATACTCATATGACTTACTACTAGATCCAAACACATCCCTTCCTAGAGGTACACCACCAGACAATATAGTTGCCTTCCTGGGTGTTATAATCAGAGATTCAGTACTGGCAGATATGTTCTTAGCTGCATTAACGGTAGCGGCCTGTTCACTAATGAGCAGAGAGTCCGTAGTCGCAGATATCAATATAACTGTGCCAACAGTCGCTGTCTGCCCTGCCAAGGTTAGTGATGCTAGACTTGCACCTATGTTTGTTGCGGCATTGATTGTAGCCGGTTGTTCTGCTATAGTCAGTGAGGTAGTAATAGCAGCTATGTTTATACCGGAATTAACTGTGGCAGCCTGTTCTGTTATCAATAAGGTTGCCAGGGTTGTACTGATATTTACACCTGCATTGACCGTGGCTCCCTGCTCACTTATTACCAAGGAATCTACAGTACAGTTAACTGTAGTACCCGCGGACGCAGCAGCTTCCATACCCCCTAAAGGTATAGCATCTCCTAATGGTAAACCTGCAAAACCTAGACCAGACATATATTAAGCCAACGTGAAGATGCCGCTGGCACTCCATGTGACAGTTAAGTCACCTGCTGTCATGTCTACAGGACCCCCAAGCTCAACGAAGCATAGACCTGCATCTGTGGTTCCGTTATGAAGACCTGTCTGATATACCAGACCCCAGTACGCAGTGGTTGAGTTAGAACCATCCTGTGTCCAGCTAGGATTGACTGTCGAGTCCAAGGTCGCTGTACCGGCTGACTCAGACCAGGTCATGGTTAACGCCTCTCCACCAAGCGTATATGTCCCAGCATCGACCACTTCAGTGAAATCACTTAATGTTGGAGTTGCCGTAGCTGCTGTTGGAGCAGTAGTATTATCCAGTATTGCCAGTTTAAACGAGTTAGTATCCAGATCGAATGTCCCATCTGCTAACCATTCCTTTGCTACATTAAAGACTGTAACGTCACCTGTTGCCATTTTGTAAACCCTCTATTGCTTGTTCTGCTGCTACCCATAGATCGTTAACCTGATCCAATGTGGTTGCTGCGTCTACATCATTGTTGAACTTCACTCTTCGACGCTCTACTGTCGCCACATTCGCATTATAACTATTTGTTGCTGTGATAATCAAGTTGGCCATCTGAGTCACTGTGATACCTCTCTCTAGTGATTCAGCCTTTAGATACGGGTAGTCATCCTCAGTAGCTGTGTAACCAGAGTTCTTAAATGACAGGGCCTCTGTGTGTTTAGCTCGATACCTTGAATTAATAGCCCTTGGATACTTAGTGGCTATTTTGTCATCTACCTTGTTACTCACCTCGTCTTTGACGTATGATTTAAAGTTAGCAACTGCGTTAACATCGTTCAACAGTGAATCGTACTGCGCTTCACCGCCTTTAACGCTTGATCCGTTCAGTAGTGTTACTGTGCTTCCCACGCTGTCTAAATAGTTCAGTTGCCCAATTGTAAAC